GTTCCTCAAGGAGTTCGCAGGAGAGCGGATGGAGGATATGGTCAATGCAACCACGATCTCCAAGCTTCGAGATACGATGTCCGCAGGAGTGGCTGCTGGCGAATCCACGAAAGACATTGCCGCACGAGTTCGCGAAGTCTTCGAGGATTCCACTGATTCGCGCGCGGAAACAATTGCTAGGACCGAAATTGCTCGAGCGTCCAACTTTGGTAGCATCGAGGGAATGGCTCAGGCAGGAATTGAGAAGAAAGAGTGGCTCGCGACGCAGGATGAAAATACCAGAGACACTCACTCGGAGATGGATGGTCAGATCGTCGGGATAGACGATGATTTTGAGTCTCCTGCTGGAGGCACTGCTGCCTATCCTGGTGATTTTGGGGATCCTGCAGAGGACGTCAATTGCCGATGCACAGTGCTGTCGGTCATCGACAAGTCTGCTCGAACTACTCGATGGAGAGGGATTGAAGCGGAGAGGGCACCATTCGATCGGGCAATGAGACGTGCATTGCGACAGGGATTCACTGATCAGCAGGCGGACGTTCTCTCCGCGCTCGAAGAAGTCAGTGGTGAGTCTGTCTAGGAGAGGAATGATGAAGAATCTCAAGTTCGTCAGCCTGGCAGACTTCAAGTCGTTTGCCCAGGAGAAGAAGACGGATGCCCCAATCGACATGGGCGTCCTGAAGGCTGGTCCGATGGTCGACATCAAGAGTGTCGACACCAAGCTCCGCACCGTGGATTTCATTATCTCGGACGAGAGCGTGGATCGGGACAACGACACGATCGCTGTCAGTGGCTGGGACATCGCGAATTACTCAGCCAATCCTGTGGTCCTGTTCGCTCACGATCATTGGCAGCCACCTGTGGCGAGGAGTCTCTCACTCACCATGCAGGGCACGCAGTTGCGCAGCAAGGCACAGTTCACTCCCAAGGACATGTATGCCTTCGGTGACATGATCTTCCAGTTCTACGAGAAGGGATTCATGCGTGCCACGTCGGTGGGATTCAAGCCAAAGGAATGGAAGTTCAACGACGATCGCAAGTTTGGCGTCGACTTCCTTGGACAGGAGCTCCTCGAATACTCTTGTGTCCCTGTCCCATCGAATCCTCATGCTCTCATGGACGCCAAGTCCAAAGGCATCGACCTTAATCCTCTTCGTGCGTGGGCCGAGAACTATTTGGACGACGAGAGGCTGATGAAGGATGCTGGCCATGCGAAGGATGTGCTCGAGAAGATCCGAGCCATGACCGTCGAAGGCAAGTCCATGATGGTCTATCTCGGTGATGTGAAGAGTGCCACCGAGGAGCAGGAAGTGAAGGAAACCACCTCGAACTTGTTGCAGATGTTCCGTTGCAAGTCGTTCGAGTCCTTCGCGAAGTCGGTCGATCATCTTCACGATTCGGCGGAGGCTGCCCAAGCCTGCGATCTTCAGAGAGACGTGCTGCGAACCATCATCCCAGCTCTCTGCAAGTTCGCGAAGATCAATGCGGAGACCGACATCGAGGGATACGAGGCACTGAAGGTGAAAGCCGGACGTGTCCTCTCAGCCACGAACGAGAGAAAATTGCGCTCAGCGATGGCCAAGAGTGACGAGCTCGTCACACTGATTCGCGAAGTGCTGGACCAACTCGACACAGAGGAGGAAGAATCCGAGGACGAAAAGAGCAAGAAGGCAGCCAAGGCAGACGAAGATCCGGGCTTCTTCGAGTTCGACGAGGATCCCAACGAGCTCGACATCACGGAAGCCCAGATCAGCGAGGCCATCGCAGCGTCAGTCGGCGATGAGTTGCGCTCGCAGATCAATGCGATCACCGGACGGGTGGATTGATCGCCGATTCGACAAGGAGAAATGGAATGACGAAAGCAGAGATGGACAAGTTCATCCAGGACAAGATCAAGGAAGTCGCTGGACCGGTGGTCGCCGATATCGTGACGGCGATGAAGGAGAAGTCCACCAACAACTCACCGATGCTTGACGTGGGTTCGAAGGAGGATCGTCTCGCGCTCGCGAAGACCGAGAAGGGTCTCGTCTTCGGTGGCGTCGTGGCCGCTCTTGCCAAGGGCAAGATGAATCGCGATGTCGCTCTCGAATATGCGGACAAGACGCTCAAGATGCCTGGTGTCGTGAAGGCACTGACCGCAGGCGTCGGCGAAGAGGGTGGTTTCACGATCGGTGTCGAGCACTCCGACGAGATCATCGATCTGCTGACGGAGCGCGCGAAGATCCGTGCGACGATCAAGAACGTGACGGATCTCTCGGCTGGTGTGGCTGAGGTCTCCAAGCTCACGTCGTCTGCCAGCGTCTCGTGGGGCGGAGAGATCATGAAGATTCCTGCGAGTCAGCAGGGCTTCGGGATGCTCACGCTGCGTGCGCGCCAGGAGAAGACTCTGGTGCCCATCAGCAACACCCTGCTGCGCCGTGGTGGTCCTCGGGTCAGCAACATGATCCGTTTCGATACGCTCCGTGCGATGGCTCTGGGCGAGGACGAGGTCCTTCTCAGGTCTCCTGGCACCGAGCATCGTCCCAAGGGTCTTCGCTATTGGATCCCTGCTGCCAACGTCATCGCGTCGTCGGCAACTCCGGATCTGGACGAGGTGACATCCGATCTCGGCAATCTTGTGCTCGCGCTCGAGCTCGGGCATGTGGGCCTGACGGCTCCGTATTGGGTCATGAATCCTCGCGAGAAGCAGGGTCTCATGACGGTGCGGATCCCCAATGGTCCGTATGCGTTCCGCGATGAGCTCCTCGGAGGCACTCTCTGGGGATTCCCCGTCGTGTCCACCACTCATCAGCCTTCGGATCTCGTCGATGGAACGAAGTCGGAGATCATGCTCTACGACGGTGACGAGATGACTCTCGGCCAGGGTCCGCAGCTTCAGGTGGCTCTCTCGGAAGAGGGCGTCATCGTGGACTCCGAGGGCAACATCACGTCGGCGTTTCAGCAGAACATGACCTTCATGCGTGTGATCAGCGAGGTCGATCTCGTTGCTCGCCACGCAGAAGCCATCGCGGTCTTGACCGGGGTCAACTGGGGTCCGGGCGAGATCACGAACTAGTCCACCTGATCATCTCGAAGCAGAAGGAGATTCACATATGTCAACTCCGAATGCCCCGGGAGCATCGCACGCGAGTCAGGTCGACTCTGGCTCGCGCATTCTCACCGTCTTTGGCCTGGCTGGACAGGAACTGACGGGTGGCGATACTCTCGAGGGTGGTGTCATCGATCGTGCTCTCTATGGCATGCCTCTCTCATGTCAGTTCGCGTGGCCTGTCACTGTCACCATCGCATCTGGCGAGTCGATGGACTTCGCAATCACGGTCATGGACGCAACGACGGCTGCTCCCACTGATCCGGAATCCAGCACTCCTGGGACGTTTGCCGAGTATGGCGACACGAATCCCACGATCGTCACTCTCGAGGGCAATGACGAAGGTTCCGAGCTGGAAACCTGTGTCATTCTCAACGTCGATCTGGCAGGCGCTCGTCGGTTCGTGCGTGCCGATATCATGGCATCTGGCGAGTTGTCGCTCGCTGGTGTTTGCGTGCTCGGAGGAGTCGAGACTCTTCCGTTTCCCTAACTAGAGGAGGGCTCTCCGGAGCCCTCTTCACAAGGAGTCAAGATGCAAGCAGCTGAAATGGGAGCAGCCCACTCCTCGCATATCAATGCGGGGTCTGTGCTCTATGCCGTGACAGCAGGTCGAGCACGATCGGTGGTGGCAGCATCAGTCACGTCTGGCATCCAGGACAACTTCTGGCATGGTGGTGTGGCTGTCGATCGCACCACTCCGGCATTGTTCTTGTCTGCTCAGGGTGCTGTCTGTGTTCTTCCGGTGTTGAACACTGGAGAATCTGTGGTCATCAGTCGTCGATATCGTCACTCGGATGATGGCATCACGTTCGTGGAAATTGATGCCTATCCGGATGCCGACTTCGTCGATGTGACGGTCACTGCAGCAGAAATGGTGACCACTCCTGCTCCTCGCACGATTCGGGACAACCTCGATCTCGCTGGATGCAAGCAATACATCCGACAGGATATCAAGGTCAATCTGTCTCGTGCGAACACCGATGTGGCGCACATCTCGGGCATGTTCGTCCTTGCTGGCACCGACACTGGTCCAGTGAACGAGAACTGATATGCGTCGACTTGAGATCGGTCCCAGGAATTCACGTCTCAAAGGATTCGAGACGATGGATATCCTGCCTGGTCCTCATGTCGACCATGTTGGCGATTGTCGCAAGATGCCATTCCCGGACAGGTCCTTCAACCTGATCTATGCGTCACATGTTCTTGAGCATGTTCCGTGGTATCAGGTGGCGGACACTCTTCTGGAATGGCATCGAGTCTTGAAAGATGATGGGACTCTTGAGGTGTTCACGGTCGATGGGCTGAAGATCGCGAAGGCTCTCGTCGATCTTGAAGAAAACAATGTGTCGCCGATTCATCACGACAACTGGACTCGATTCAACGAGAAGCGCAACCCGTATCTGTGGATTGCTGGACGGATCTTCGCATATGCGAAGACGAGCAAAGCGAATGATCCAAACTGGCATCATTGTCTGTTCACTCCACGATTCTTGCAGCAGTCTCTAATCGAGGCAGGATTCAAAAGTGTTCAACTCCTCAATCGGGATCGTGTTCGTGGCCCCGATCATGGATGGATTAATCTTGGAGCGTGTGGCATCGCATGAAGATCAGTGTCCGAACCATCACCGACCTGAACTACATCATGGTCCGTCGAATGCACGAACTGCCTCAGTTCGATATGATTGTTGGCATTCCTCGATCTGGGTTGATGGCTTCGTTGATGCTTGGTCTTCACATGCAGAGAACAGTGTTGAGTCTTGATCAATACTGCAACGATAATGTGACATCTGAACTGAAGACGATCTTGCTTCTGGACGATTCGCTCCTCCGTGGCACTGAAATGGGCATGGCTGTGGAACGATGTGTCCGAGCCAGACCTGATGTCAAGATCATCCGATCTGCTGTTTACGTCGCTCCCGGCAAGAACGATATGCTCGACTTCGCCTTCGAGACTCTTCAGACTCCACGTGTGTTTCCGTGGAATATCTGGCGAAGTGTGCATCTTTCCTCTATCATGGTGGATATGGATGGCGTCATCTGCCGCGATCCAACGAAAGAGGAAAATGCGGACAGGAGCAAATACGAAGCGTTCTTGCGTCACGCGGAGCCTCTATTCCTCCCGACTCGACAGGTCCAAGCGATCGTTACGTGCCGTTTGGAGATGTATCGTGCGGAGACGGAGTCTTGGCTAAAGAGACATAATGTCCGCACGAAAGAACTGATCATGCTTGATATGCCGAGTGCTGAAGCTCGGCAGAAGTGGAATCAGCATGGCGAATGGAAAGCGATGCATTATCGTCGACTCGGTGGCGATCTATTCGTGGAGAGCTGCGCTAAACAATCAGCGATTATCTCCAAACACGGACCAGTTTTCTGTGCCCGAACCCAACAAAGATTCCCAGCATGAATCTGCTCATCGGAATGACCACGGCGAATCGACGACCTCGAAAGAACTATCTTCGAGCAACAGTCGATCAATTAGTGCAGCAAGGTCTCAGCGATGGCCAACTGCATCTCTTCGTGAGTGGGCCAGAAACTTCATGGATGGAGATCGAATCGCATCCTGGGATCGTCGTTCATATCCCAGAAAGAAAGCTCACTCGTAATGAGAATGGTCTTGCTCTGTTGCAAGGCATGCCAGAATGCGATTGGGTGCTCCACTTGGAAGACGATCTTGTGATCTGCACTGACTTCCTCGGGTCCGTCAAGCGATGGCTCGACAAGCATGCTGGTCGCCAGAAGGTCTATACATTCATCACATTCAAAGGATCTAGACCTGGGAAAGAGGAGTGGCTCTCTCCCAGGACATCGTATGGATGTATGTGTGTGGCCATGCGATACACTGATCTCAAGGACTTCGGGAAATATGTGAAGAAAGCGTTGCCAAAATGGCGACGATCATACTCGCTTGGTTGGCGGACGAGTGGATTCGATATGCTGATGCGACAGTGGGCCCACGAACCCTTTGTGGCATCTCATCCAGACTTCGTCCAGCATGCAGGAGATGAGTCCCTCACGCATGCCTTCCGCAAGAGGTCAATAATGAGGACTCGACACTTTGCTGGTGTCGATTGGTCATATCAGCAGGAAGGAACATGAAGACCCCAAAATACTGCATCGTCGTCGGGACCATCAACCGATCTCCACAGGAGAACTATCTGCCTCAGATGTTGCGCAACATGGCGCGCTCTGGGTTGTGGGAATCGTCCATCCCATTTCAGCTCGACATCATTGACTCTGGATCTATCGGACTCGATGAATACAAGCGAGTTGCAATGGCCGAGATCCCTGCTGTGCATCCACAGAAGGTGATGTTTCATCCTCTCACGGAAGACCTGAGCAGTCGACTCAGTCCGCAGTATGCTCTGAAGGACAAGCGAGATGGGCATCTGCGTCGCTCGCGAAACGGAAATGCGCTCGAGTGTTTCCGGATTGGGATCGAATCGAGAACTCCGTGGATCCTCTTTCTCGAAGACGATATCGATGTGTGTCGCGATTTCCTTGGCTCGGTAGATCGCTGGCTCAGCCAACATGCACGTCGTGATCGTCACATGTATTCGTTCGCCACTCCCTACAAGATGGTGTGCGATGCATGGAAGGCAGGGCAGACGTCATGGAATTTCCCTGTGAAGGGATTCTATGGCAATCAGGCTCTCGCATTCACTCGAGCTGATGCATCATCTGCCTTCGATTACATCTACACTCGCCTGAAAGAATGGGACACCGGACAGGGATTTGATCTCCTGTTGAAAGACTGGGCCACCATGGTCTGGCGAGCAGAGCACTTCTTGAGCAGCGTGCCATCGTTTGCTCAACACATTGGCAAAGAGAGCTCCATCCATCTCGGACGCTTCCACGAGGTGTCCGGATTCAGTGGCATCGATTGGACCTATGGTGCTGCTCAGAAGGAGGTTCTCGATGCCTAAGCCTCGTCTCCTCTGGGTCGGTGATGCAGTCACTCCGACTGGGTTCTCTCGAGTCACTCACAATGTTCTTGCGCATCTGACTGATCGATGGGACATCCATGTGCTCGGGATCAATTATCTTGGTGATCCCCATCCGCATCAATATCCCATCTATCCTGCGCAACTCGGTGGCGACTTCTTCGGAGTCGGCCGATTCAGTGAGGTGGTGCGTCGTGTGAACCCGGATGTCGTGTGCATCCTCCAGGATCCCTGGCTGGTCACCAAGTTCCTGGGCACCGACGCACCACCTGACGTGCCCATCGTGGCATACATGCCTGTAGATGGGCGGAACATGGCGTCAGGAGAGATCCTCAATGGTCTCACAGCAGCCATCTGGTATACCGAGTTTGGCCAGAAGGAAGCGAAGGATGGTGGCTACAAAGGAATATCACACATCATTCCTCATGGAGTCGATTCTGAGATCTACTATCCAGGAGATCAGGCCACAGCACGCGAGACTCTTGGTCTGCATCGACTCGGTGAGAAAGCCTTCATCGTCGGCAACATCAATCGCAATCAGCCTCGCAAGAGGCTTGATCAGACGATCGAGGGATTCGCTGGTTGGTGGCATAATGTTGGCAAGCCAGAAAATGCGTATCTCTTCTTGCATTGCTCGAGATACGACATCGGCTACGACGTGATGCAGCTTGCTCGATATCATGGGATTGCTAGTCACATGATCATGAGCAAGGTCAAATTGAAGCCATCGGATTTCGTTCCGGAAGAGGCTCTTCGACTCATGTATCAGTGCTTGAATCTTCACATCAGCACTTCGTCTGGCGAGGGATGGGGTCTCACGACTCACGAATCCATGGCCTGTGGCATTCCGAATGCTGTCGTGGAATGGGCTGCTCTTGGCGAGTGGCCCAAGGGTGCTGTGCATTACATGCCAGTCACCCACAAGATCGTCACTGCGAAGGGCATCAATGTCATCGGAGGAGCCACTTCTGTAGAACATGTGATGGCCACCATCGACAAGGGATATCGAGATCCCGAATGGTGTGCTCTGATTGGAGGAAAGGGATATGCCCGAGCAAAGAAACCCGAATTCCAGTGGCCCAACATCGCCGAGCAGTTCCATCAAGTCCTCCAAACTCACAAAAGAGGAGAGTATGCTAATGATGGCCAAACAGCAACTCCCTCCGATGAACAAGCAAGAAACAGGCGGGATGAAGAAGCATCCGCCAAGGTCTAAGAGGTAGACGTGCCACTCACCGTCTCTGTCCGTCCTCATTCGCGCGCTCTTACGACTGTTGCCAGAGTTCGACAGGAGTTTCGCATCCCGACCTCTGATGTCGACGAAGAGCGCGACGAGTTCATGGAGACCCTGATCCTCGAGGCCAGCGATCTCATTCAGAAAGAGATCCAACAGGAGCTCTTCCGTGCGAGGCTGATAGAGACGGTGGTTGGTTCTGGTCGCTCAGAAATGATGCTCACACGAACTCCGATCGCGGAAATCGTGAGCATCACCGATAATGTGACCGACGAGGAATATGATCTGGATGATTTCCAGATGGATGCGAAAGCAGGCATCCTCATCAATGACACTTGGTGGCCCAACACTTCTCATCGCCACGCAGGTCTCATCGTTCCACAAGAGTCGGACGATCTCGGTCACCATCAGATCTTGGTGGACTATTGGGCAGGAGTCTTCAGTCCAACCGAGAACATCATGGCATCGGGAGTGCCTGTGCTCGGCGACGGATACGATACATTCGTGGTTGATGATCCTCCGTTGCTTGTTGCCGGAGACATCATCGAGACTGTCGGATTCGCGAACGAAGATAACAATGGTCAGTTTACAGTCGCGATGAGGACGGCCTCTGGCATTCAAGTCGTTGGAGACCTGATCTCGGAAGTCGGTAATGCGGATTCACGGATCAATGTGCGAACATTGGATCGTGGTCTGGAACGGCTCTGTGTGCAGACGATCAAGTCTTGGATGCTTGGTGCTGAGCATGATCCGAATGTGAGTTCTGAGAGGATCGGCGATTGGTCTGCATCATGGGGCAATTCTTCAGCTGGTGAGTATGTCAACGATCTTCCTGCGTCGGTGTGTGGATCGCTCCAGAAGTATGTGAGGATCGTGTGAGCACTATTGGACTTCATCTCTTGAATGCTGATGGCGGAGGGATTCTCTTTCGCAGCAATCCGACCGGCATCAAGGGACGATTCCAAGATAACTTCGTGCAGATCAGTGCGTTCTCATGTCGTCGTCCATTCGCACCGAGTGGATCAGAGTTGATCTTGGCAGCACGACTCGAAACCAAGGTCACTCACATCACCTATGTGAAACCAGAAATTGAGATTCAACGAGGAGACCGACTTCTGATCGAGGGTGTCACTTACGATGTGACGGCAGTGCTGCCTCCGTCGAAGAGACATCACATCAAGATCATGCTGGAGAAGAGGCAATACGGTGCCATCACGACATAATCAGTGGTTCAACAAGAAGATCATTGGTGCCACCAAAGATGAGATGAGACCTCGTGTCATGATGGCCACGATCTTCGTGCGGGACCAGATCAAGAGGTCGATCAACATCAGTAATCACGATGGGAGTTCTCCATCTCTTGAAGGAGAGCCTCCTCACAAAGTGACTGGCGATCTCCAGAGATCTATCGCATCAGAAGTAGTCGACGAGGGTGAAGAGATCGTTGGACGGGTGGGCACGAACAGTCCATATGCTCCTCGTCTTGAATATGGATTTCGAGGGACGGACTCGAAGGGCAGGAGCATTCAGCAAGGTCCTCGTCCGTTCATACGTCCAGGATTCAACAACAATCTGGCAATAATCAAGCGGATCCTGACGAGTGGTAAATGACTGAAGTGGACAACGCTCTCTTCGATAAGATCATCACTGATGATACTCTCATGGGGCTGATTGGCAAATTCGCTGGATTGCCGAAAGTCTTCACTCAGTATCAGCTGCCACAGGGAGTCACGGATCCATATGTCGTCATCAATCCGAGTCCTTCAAATGTGCCCAACGACACGAAGCTCTCTGTGGGACTGGTCATCCAGAAGGACATCGCAGCATACACGTCGGCCAACGGAGACACTTCGAAAGTCGACGAGATCATCGGTCGTATCTGGGGTATGCTACATCGTCAACCATTAGATGTGGAGGGCTGGGAAAACATCATCGTGAACTCCTCTGGGCCGATCGTCGCTCCGACCGATAAGACTCTCTATGGACGATTGGTCTCTGTGTCAATGAACTTGTGGTATATCCCGTAAGGAGAAACAAGCATGACTTTCGACGGACCTGACTATGGAAGCGGACAGGGAGTCCCGATCAATGGCACGCTGGTCATCTTGGTGATTGACGATCTCATCGTCGGGCATCAGCGTGGGATGACCGTGTCCGAAACGAACGAGCCTGTCGATTACTCCTCGAAGGAGCGTCGTGAGCGCCGCGTCGGATACGGGCGCTACGAATCAACGATCTCGATGGAGGCTCTCTACGTCCCGAACTCGTCGGGATATCTTGCGATCCAGGATGCGTCACGCAATGGCGTAATCATTGAGATCATTCGCAAGGAGAACGGCTCGGATTACGAGACCGCATTCGGTGTCATCTCGAGTGTCTCGAGTGACTTCCCTGATCAGGGAGAATCGGTTCTTTCCATCGACATCGATATCGATGGTCCGTGGGCACCGGCTGGTTCGTAGGAGTTGATCTGACCAAGACTCTCAACCATTGATGCGCCACGACGCAGAAGAGGAGATATGTCAAATCACCGATTCGTTCCCATAACGCTGGGAGGCAAGCAATACAATCTGCGATTTGGCGCACTCGGGGCATTTCTTCTCCAGAAAGAATTGGGGATCGGGATCCTCGAGTTCGCCAATCGTGTGGACAACAATCAGCTCGGATTCATGGAGCTGCATGCTCTTCTCTGGGCTGAATTGGAATCGGCTCGTAAAGCAGAGCATCAGCCACCAACTCCGTGGACGATCGATAATGTGGCCGAGCTCATTGATGGTGAGTATGAAGGTGATCTTGCGCAGTTCTGGCAGCATCATCACATGCCGATCGTCCAAGCTTTCCAGAACAGTTTCGCTGTTACGATGCGGCAGGCAGAGGAGCTCGAGCAGAGGAGAGCGGAGGCTGCAAGACAGCCATCGGACCCTCTGACGGAGGCAGCGTCGACTGGAGATACGACGACGTCGAATGGGATGCCTGCCTCGACTTTGCCTCAGTAATTGGGATCTCGGAAGATGAGTTTTGGGGTCTCACGTGGGTTCAGTGGTTTCGTGCGATTCTCTTGTATGAGACCAAGAGGAAGCGAGAGATCAATGATCTGAAGCTCGCGGCATATCTTCATGTGGCTCTTGGTCGCAAGAAGAAATTGCCAGTGCTTTCATCGTGGATGAAAGATCGAGTGACGCGTCCTGTGGTCGGGAAAGAACGAGATCGGTTGAGAAGCGAGCGATCGATGCTCGATAACGATCTCGGAAAGATGCTTCGGAAGCGACGAGAAAAGAAGAAACGAAAACATGGCGATAAGCGGACTGCTCGGAAAGGCGTTCGTCGAGATTCGAGGAGACCTATCGAAACTGGACGACGACCTGAAAGAGGGAGTTCAAAAATCTGAGAAAGCCACCGACACGATTGCCAAAGGATCCAAGGCACTCGGTGGTGCTCTCACAGCTGGACTCACTGTGCCAATCATGGCAATTGGTGCAGCCATCACCACTGCTGGATTCCAGTTCGATGATGCCCTGAAGCAGATTCGTGCTGGCACAGGAGCCACAGGCAAAGAACTCCAGATTCTTGGAGAAGATTTCCGCAAGACATGGGCCACTGGAGAAGAGGGCGCGGAGGAGGTTGCTGCTGCTCTGACCAATGTGGCCAAGCGAACAAGTCTCACAGGAGAACCTCTCCAACAACTCACTCGGCAATACATCAATTTCGCTGGTCTCTTGAAGACGGATGTTGCTCCTCTCATCATGGAGCTGACTGGTGTCTTCAATCAGTGGGGAGTGAGCACCGACCAGCAAGCAGGCAAACTGGACCATCTCTGGAAAGTCGTGCAGATCACCGGCGTCCAGATGGGCCCATTGATGGCGGCCGTCACACGATTCGGACCATTGCTTCGCGAGATGGGATTCTCGCTTGAGGAAGCAACTGCTCTTCTCGGAAACATGG